GGGATTAAACAGCAATATTTGTTACATATCAGGGACATATCTATCAGCATAACTGCAACAAGTGGATTGTAGGCACAGACATTCGTCTTTAAGTTTTCTCATATTATAAATAGAGGATAAACTCTAATGTAATATGGGAAAACTATGAGTATTAGCAAGCCTGCAACACGGGAAGAATTCAAAGAATTTTGTCTAAGAAGACTTGGCGCACCTTTATTAGAGATAAATGTGGCTGACGAACAGATCGAAGATTGTGTAGAAATTGCGTTAGAATACTATCACGACTACCACTTTGACGGCACACGGAAGATTTACCTTTCTCGCGAAATCACAGCAGAAGATATCACCAACAGATATCTAACAATTCCAGAAAACATCATTGGCATAACCAACATTTTGCCTATAGGTGGTGCGTTTTCTGCAAATAATATGTTCAACATTCGTTATCAAATGTCTCTAAACGACGCATTCTCTTTTAACTACGGTCCTGCTGCACCATTTTATATGGCTATGCAAAACATAGCACTTATGGAAGAAATTTTTGTAGGCCAACAAGGTTTGAGATTCAATCGACACACAGACAAAGTATATATTGATACTGATTGGGAAGCAAGATTAACTGTCGGTGAGTATATCATTCTAGAATGCTACGAAGTTCTCGATCCTGAGACTTATACTGATGTTTGGAACGACCGTTGGTTAAAGCGATATGCCACATCACAAATTAAAAAACAATGGGGAGAAAACCTTAAGAAATTTGAAGGAATTCAAATGCCTGGTCAAGTAGTATTTAATGGGCAAAAAATCTGGGACGAAGCTGCAGAGGAAATTGCCAGACTAGAAGAAGAAATGAATTCCTCATATTCGTTACCAGTTAATGACATGGTAGGATAAGATGGCTCGCAATGCATTCTACAATCAATACTCGGTTGTCGCGCAAGAACAATCTCTAGTAGAAGATTTAATCATAGAAGCGATTCGCATTTATGGTATTGATACATATTACTTACCTAGAACTCATATTAATTTGGATTATCTTTACACCGAAGACACATTAACAAAGTTTGATGATGCTCTTGAAATGGAAATGTATGTCAAGACATATGATGGGTTTGTTGGACAACAAGAATTTTTATCAAAGTTTGGGCTTCAAGTAGACGAATCGATAACATTTACTATCGCTCAAAAAAGATTTACACAATCTTTGACCGAATCTATTCTTACAGAATATAATCATAACATTATTCTAGAGAACGGCGATGATTTGATTAGGGAACAGACGTATGATTATTCTGACATTATTAGACCAAGAGAAGGTGATTTAATTTATCTACCTTTATCTGGATTTATGTATGAAATTAAGTTTGTTGAGCATATAGAAACTTTCTTCCAATTAGGAAAACTATATACTTATGAGATTAAAGCGGATAGGTTCGAATATTCTAGCGAAGTTATTGATACAGATGTTATTGATATTGATGGCATAGAAACTGAATATAGTGCTGACATTTCAATTAATTCTGAAGTAGAAGATGCTGACGATACAGCCGATAATGCATTTATTGAGACAAGAATAAATGATGATGATATATTAGACTTGTCCGAAACAAACCCTTTTGGTACATAGTTGTATCCTTATGATCAGGCTACACAGTAATACTAACACACTGTCAAGTAAATGTCAAGGATTTTTTAAATGATTTTTGGTCACGATTTTTATCACGGAACAATACGAAGATATGTCATTATGTTTGGCAATATCTTTAATGATATGCAAGTTAAAAGATACGACTCGCTAGGCGCTCTTTCCCAGACGTTAAATGTTCCTATATCATACGGACCAAAACAGAAGCAAATTGAACGTGTGCTGGCTGACCCAGACTTGGGACGCCCAATTTCAACAATTCTTCCTAGAATTGGTTTTGCTATGACCAGTATGGGATACAATCCGACCAGAAAGTTAAATCCTTTTTCCAAATTCATGGGCACGTTAGACACACAAAACTCAAATTTTCCTTCTACATATGCCCCTGTGCCTTATGATTTTACTTTTCAATTGAGCATCCTAACAAAAAATGCTGAAGATGGTACGCAACTAATAGAACAAATATTGCCTTTCTTTGTTCCTGATTATACAGTAACTATGAAAGTTTTGCCTGAGGTCAATGCTACGATGGATATTCCAATAGAATTGGGTAATGTGACATCAGACGATAGTTATGAAGGTGATTATGGAACAAACAGAATTCTTACTTGGGATTTAGATTTTACGGTTAAAGGTTATTTGTTCGGCCCCGTATCTAGCACAGGATATATCACAAACGCAGAAGTCGCATATTTCCAGTGGGATGCTGAAGATGCTACCGACACATACAATTATGTTGGTGACCAAAGCTTAAATATTACGGAGACAATATCATGAAGAAGACTGTAGATGAAAAGATTAGTGACTTTCTAGGAATATCTATGGACAAAGAGGTTATAGAAATCAAGGAAGAAGACTTTGTTGTCGCAGAACAACCAAAACCTCGCGAGCATGTTAGTAAAGAGAACTCTAACGTGGAGGTGGATTACGAGTATGCAAGAAACAATCTAAAAGGTTTGATTGAGAACGGCAAAGATGTTATTGCAAATATGATGTATCTTGCGAAAGAAACAGAATCTCCAAGAGCGTATGAAGTTGCAGGGCAATTGATTAAAACGATTGCTGATACCAACAAAGATCTTTTGGATTTGTCAAAAAAAGTCAAAGATGTTAAAAAGGATGAGGCAAAAGAAGTAGAATCTGGAGTTACTAACGTAAACAATACATTGTTTGTTGGTAGCACAGCAGAACTTCAACAACTAATTGGGAAAAAATAAATCATGGCAACAACCCAGTATCTAGGTAATCAGAACCTAAAAGCCGCAGGTGTTGCAGTAAATTTTACAAAAGAACAAATCGAAGAATATATAAAATGTGCCGACGATCCAATATATTTTATTATAAACTATTGTAAAATTGTAACACTTGACTACGGACTACAAAAATTTGATCTCTATGAATGTCAAAAGAATAAGATAAATGTTATTCATGAGAATCGTCGCATAATTCTAATGGAAGGACGCCAGCAGGGAAAGACTACAACCTCTGCCGCTTATATTCTTTGGACTACACTATTTTCTGCAAACAAAACTGTTGCTATTCTCGCAAACAAAGCTGCCGCAGCAAGAGAAGTGCTGTCACGTTATCAAGTTATGTACGAGCATCTTCCTGTGTGGCTCCAACAAGGGGTCACTACTTGGAACAAAGGTGATATCGAATTAGAAAATGGTTCTAAAGTATTTACTGCAGCAACATCATCTAGTGCTATTCGTGGTAGATCTGTCAATATGTTGTATGTTGATGAGGCAGCAATCATTCCAAACAACGTGGCAGAAGATTTCTTTACTTCTGTATATCCCACAATTTCTGCTGGTGAAACGACAAAAATTCTATTATCATCTACACCCCTTGGATATAATCATTTCTGGAAATTTTGGAATGATGCGGAAGAAGATAGAAACGGATTTGTAAATCTTTTTATACCATATTGGGAAATACCTGGCAGGGATGAAAAATGGGCTGAAGAGCAGCGAAGATTGTTAGGCGAACTAAAATATAATCAAGAAGTTTTGTGTAAGTTTCTTGGATCCAGTTTGACTTTAATTAACGCCGATACGATATCGCAAATGTCTGCTATTCCTCCAACAATACAAAAGGATGGTCTAGATGTATTTCAAGAGAGTAATCCAAAGAATACTTACGTATTAGTTGCAGATACTGCAAAAGGTGTCGGTGGAGACTATTCTGCTTTTACTGTTGTGGATATAACTGAAGCTCCTTTTACAATTGCTGCTAAATATCGCAATAATAGAATTAGCCCAATGCTTTATCCTTCGGTAATTCATAGTATTGCTAAACAATATAACGAAGCATTTATTTTAGTTGAAATAAACTCTTCTGAGCAAGTTGCTCAAATACTATATAATGAGTATGAATATGAAAACTTATTGTTTATAAATCGATCTGGCACAGGACAAAAAATTAACAGTGGGTTTGGCGCTTCAGGAAAAGTTGAATTTGGAATAACGACAGACAAAAAAGTTAAACGTATTGGATGTTCGACATTAAAATCCTTAGTCGAAGAGAAAAAACTATTGATTACTGATGCAGATATCATATCAGAAATTTCTACTTTTATAGAAAAGCGAGGAAGTTACTCTGCAGATGAAGGATATCATGATGACTTGGTAATGACTTTGGTTTTATTTTCTTGGCTGTTTACTGACCCATACTTCAAAGATCTTACTGATATAAACATACGACAAGAAATGTATCAAACTCAAATTGCGGCTATTGAAAATAGTGTTGCGCCTTTTGGTTTTATAAATAATGGACTGGAAGAAGAACACTATATTGATGGTAGCGGGCAGGCTTGGGAAAGGTACGATCCGTTAAAAAGCGATTTTTTATAAATAATAATTATAAGTGGAAACAGATTTTTACGTGATTCCTATTATAAAATCTTAACGAAGGAGAAAAATAATGGCAATTAATTTACAATCGCCCGGTATAAAAATTACCGAAGCCGATCAGATCACCTCAGTAGGCTCAATTGGGACTACTACTGGTGCTGCTGTTGGGGCTTTTAGTTGGGGACCTTTGGAAGAAGCTACTTTAGTAACGAGTGAGCCAGATCTTGTTTCTAAGTTTGGCTCACCTTCTACCTCCAACAATGTCGATTTCTTATCGGCAGCAAGTTATTTAGCTTACTCTGCCTCACAATATATAGTACGTGTTGCCGGAGCAGGCGTATTGAATGCAGATTCGGCTGGCTCTGGTACTTTAATAAAAAATGACGACGCATATTTAGAGGCAACTTTAACTGGCGCTGGTCACTGGATCGCAAAACACGCCGGCACTCTTGGTAATTCTTTGAAAGTAGTTATCTGCGAAAGTTCTGCTGGTTTTGACGACGCAGCTTTTGCACCATACAAAGGGTTTTTTGATGTTGCTCCTGGCACTTCTGATTTTGTATCAGATCTAGGTGGTTCTAACGACGAACTTCACGTTGCTGTTATTGACGAAGACGGAAAAATCACTGGTGTGCCTGGCACACTTCTTGAGAAGTTCGAGTCAGTATCTAAAGCTTCTGATGCTCGCAAGATCGACGGTGGCACAAACTACTACAAAAACGTAATCAACAATACTTCACAATATATTCGTTGGGGTAATCACGTTGCTACTGTCGCTGCGAAAACTGCAACAGTCACTTCCGTTGACGGTGCATCTGTTCCTGCTGACGCAACATACACGACAGACGCTCCTCACACATTTGTTGTTGGTGAGACTGTAACAGTAGCTGGCGCAGACACTGCAGGTTACAATGGTACTTTTGTTATCACCGCAGTTGATTCAACTACATTTACAGTTGTTAATGGCGAAACCAGTGCAACAGGAACGTTTGTGGCTGGTACTGCTGATGTAGCCGAACAGTCTACAAACTGGGGAACAGAAGCTGCTGGAACAACATTTGCCGATGGCGGTGTTGCATCAGTTCATGTAGATTCTCTTGATGGTGGTGCTGAAGGTACTGCAGTTTCTGACGCAGAAAGAATTGCTGGTATGGAAATTTATAGTAACAAACTTAATCTTGACGTTGATGTTCTGATATGTGGGCAAGGCGGTTCTACTGTAGTAGATAAAGCTATTACAATCGCCGAAGCACGTAAAGATTGTGTTGCTGTATTCTCTCCATTGCGCACAGACGTAGTATCAAACGCAGGATCTGAATCTGCAGACATCACAACTTTCCTTGGTACAATAAGCGCTCGTTCTACTTACGCTGTTGCTGACGCAAACTGGAAATATGCATACGATCGTTATAATGACGTTTATGTATATGTTCCATGTAATCCTGATGTTGCGGGCTGTATCGCAAGAACTGATGGAATATCAGAGCCTTGGTTCTCTCCTGCTGGATATCAGAATGGACGAATCTTAAACTCTGTACGTCTTGCTTGGAACCCAACAGAAACTGAAAGAGACACTTTATACAAGTTAGGAGTTAATCCTATATTTTCTCAGCCGGGACGAGGAACTGTTCTTTTTGGTGACAAGACATTCACACAAAAGAAAACTTCTTTCAGTCGCATCAACGTTCGTCGTTTGTTTATTACAATGCAAAGTGTTATTGGAGATTCTGCTGGTGATGTTCTGTTTAGTCAGAATGACGCAGCTCAAAGATCTTCATTCACAAATATCGTAGGATCTTATCTTCGTACAGTTCAGGGTGGTAGAGGAATCACAGATTTTCGTGTAATATGTGATGCTTCAAACAATCCAGAATCTGTGGTTAATTCCAATGAATTTGTATGTGACATTTTTGTCCGACCTGTTGCTTCTGTTAACTTTATCCAATTGAACTTTACTTCAGTTGCCGGTTCCGCTGCGTTTGCAGAGATCGGGGGTTAATTAAAAGTCAATAAGGAGAAATAAAAATGGCATTTAGTTTACAAAGTATGAAAACAGCTATTGGAGCGGGCGCCCGCTCCAATATTTTCAAAGTAAGTTATGCTAGCGGAGGTCTTGCTGGTGTCGCATCAAAATTTTCGTTTTTGACGAAAGCTGCTGCATTACCGAACTCTACAGTTGGTTTGATTGAAGTTCCTTTTCGGGGAAGAAGACTGAAACTTGCTGGAGACCGTGTGTTCAACGAATGGACCGCAACAGTTTTGAATGATGAAAGTTTTGCTATTCGCGAAGCACTAGAAAAACATCAAAATGTATTTACTCAAGTAGATTTCGAAAGCGCTTCTATTGGTAGTCGTAATCTCGAGAATAGTAAATCTACTATTACTGTAGAGCTATTGAATGCTTCAGGAACGACAATCAGAAAATATGATTTAATCAACTGTTTTGCTAGTGAAATTGGTCAAATCGATCTGTCATACGATACCACAGATACTGTGGAAGAGTATACTGTTACTTGGACTTACGATTACTTCACAACAGGAGGAGAAGATTCTTCTGCAGGTTCTGCAGGTTCTGCAGGTGAAGAAACTCAAACTACAGGAGAATAAATTATGGCATTTCAATTAAGTAGCTTTAAAAGTGCTCTAGGTGTTGCGGCAAGACCAAATAACTTTTATGTAACCATGACATTTCCACAGAATGTAACAGCAAATTTTAATGAAAACATTAGATATTTGTGTAAAACCGCGGCTATCCCTGCGTTCACAGTTGGTGTTGTGGAAATTCCTCACATTGGTGGTCGGAAAATGAAAGTGCCTGGAGACAGAACTTTTGCAGAATGGACAGCAACATTTATCGCAGATGAAGGAATGGTACTCCATAAAGATATGGAAGCGTGGTTGCAATATATCAAGAATTCTAACTACTCCGAAGCAGGTTTGTCTGGAAGTACAAATTCTATTGATTATCAAGGAACTATTAACGTTCTTCATACAGGTCAGGATGGTGTTGTTGTAAGAAATTACACGTTAGAAAATGCATTTCCTACAGAGATTGCGCAGTTAGATTTATCATACGATAACTTTGACACAATTGCAGAATATTCGGTTACGTTCCAGTATTCACATTTGAAAACTTCAGCCACTGAAGAGGACTCTGCAGCGGGCTCTACAGATACGGGCTCTGCAGACGGTGGTTCTGGTTAGGACCAAGGCATTCCTGAATCTGAGTAGATATGATACATAATTATGAAAATTGGGGGCTTCGGCCCCCTTTTTTTTGATGTATGATTTTTTGTTGTTATAAATAGATGATGAAATACATAAACAGGAAAACATAATGGCAT